TGACCCAGGGGCTGCTCGGCATCGCCTCCAAAGTCTGCCTCAAATGACACAACCTTAGTGTCAAATGCGAGGCCATTTTGCGTTAAATCGCCATATAAAGCGGCCTCTACTTCGGCAGCAATAGTATCAAGAACCTCATCGAACGTAGAAGTCATTTTGACGTAGATCTCAATGACCGCAGTCAGTGTTCGTCGCAAAGTTCTCGGCGGAGAAATCGTCTCGTACTCCGTCGTTTCTGACTTTGTGTAGACGGCCAACCCGGGCAGCTTATTAGCAGCCAGAGGATAGACTCGCGTGTCATACACGTTCGCGCCAGTTGTAGTCAGGCCGGTCAGATTTGTAACAATCCGTTGCCTAATCTGTGTTCGCAAATGGCTCATTGCTTCTCCAGCTGTAGCTCAGTGATTCCTGTGCCATCTGGCATTGCAACTCGCACAACGTAATCAGTGTCGACGTTATCGATGGTGAAGGTAACGGTATCTCCTTCAACGACATCTTTAACGTCTGCCGTTACGCAGGTCAGTCGAGGCTGTACTACTGAGAACGCCACGCTTCCGCCAATATCTTCTAGAGAATGCTCGTTATCGAAGATGCCCTTAAATGACGAGCGACCGCCAGACAGAGGGTTATAGGAGACATCTATCCCAAAGTCCCTAATCATTACCCTTCTGTCTGCCAGCGTCTCTACAGTCATTCTTCAGGCGCTTCCTCAGGCTCTTCCTCTACGACTTTCTTAGGCCGACCGCGTCGCTTCACAGGCTCCTCAGAAGACGCCTCTAAGCCGACAGAGCGATTCACAGGCTCTGACTCATCGAGGGGCACAACACGACCAATGCCCATAAGATCTCGTGCCAAGTTGCTGTCGAGTTCCACTACAGATCCTGGCTGATGCGCCTCACCCTTAACTACACATCCCTTCACCACTTGATATTTCATATTCTCTCCTTATTTGAAACCACTGCTAATGGGTTCAAGTAAGAAGGGGGCCGAAGCCCCCAACTCATTAGGCGCCGTCGTTACCGAAGGCAAAGCTGACTGCATGGCGCACAGCCACGTCCATGCTCTGGAGAGCAACAACGCGGATGGTGCCTGAAGTGCTGGCAGTGTAGGGATCTACGACGATGTCGAGACCGCCAAACATACCAACGAGCAGGTCAGAGAAGTTACCGAAGTACAGGTTACCGGCAGTTCCTTGGTTAGAAACGATGCCGCGGTAGCCATTGATAGTGCCGCCTGGCTCAACTACGAACTGAGCCGTGCCAGAAGCCTTCTCAGTGGTCTTGAGCGCGCCGTACATGGAAGCCGGCAGGATGTATGCCAGATTGCCACTCAGAGCGTTATCTTCGGCTACAGCCGTCTCAAGAGTCACAACTTCAGCGAAGGTTGGGTTAGCAGCCGCGAACGCAGTAACCGTGTTAACACCAGAGGTGTTCAGGATACCAGTGGGCTGGCCGCTAGCGCCGGAGCCTTCCAGACCAGCCAAGTCAATCGCCAGAGCGATAGCTTGAGCCAGATCGTCACGTACAAGTGCTTCAACGTCCAAAGAAGACTGGATCAGCAACTGACGAGTGATGTCAGTGAACGCACCCAGAGTCTTAGGACTCATTGAAACCTGACCTACAGTCATTTCGCTTTCTGAAGCGTCGCCGCCCTCAGTAGCGATCCATGATGCAGAAGCAGCTGCAGTCTTCTTCGGGATCTTCACGTCGCCGGAGAGTCCACCGAGCATACGCGCGCCAGCCTGCATTACAGACGAGGCATTACGCAGTACGTCGATGAAGTCGCCACCGCGGAAGTCGTCGGTGAACAATGCAGCCTCATCAGCTGAGTTCAGGTCACGCTTCCAGTTACGCAGAACTTCTGCGGGGAGCATGATGCCTTGAGCGGCACGACCATACTGCTCTGCAGCGGCCTCTGAGCAATCAAACTCAAATGCGGCAGCTTCTTGAGCACGACGATCAGTAGGGTTAGCCAGAGCATTGATAGCGCGAGTCAGAGAGAATCGCTTAACTTCATGCTCAGTCATGCCTACTTCTTGAGACTCGAGAGCGCGCTCGCTTCCGATTACCTCAAGCAGTTCGCCACGGAACTCTTCGATTGACTTGCCTTCTGCGATGGCCTGCTGGGCCAAGTCAGAACGGCTGTGACGCGCGCCGAGCTCAACGATTTGAGCTGCATTGCGCTGTGCGGCTTTCTTGGCATCTGCCTCAACCGCTGCAATATCGACTTCAGACATTTTAGTCTCCTTAAAGTCAGTTCTAATTACGGGTTCTTCAGCAGCCTGATCAGATCGCCCCAGCCCAACAGTCACGTCGGCAGGAATCGATACTAAACTAGCTTCTACTGGACGCCACGATTTCGCGATATAGGTGTCGCTACTCCGCTTGTCCTTCTCCATCTTTTTGATGGCATATCCGACGCTGATGTTGGCACGAATGCCGTCAACAACGTCCTCGAAAGCCTCTTTGGCAAGTCCATTCCTTCCGAAACGGACCGTCGCGCGGAGTCGCCGCGCCGAGTCATCAAGGTCAACCGATTCAATCACACCAATTTGCTTTTCAGGATCGTGATCCAAAAGCAGCGGGGCGCGTCCGCTAGCAAGAAACGACAGATCTACCGCTTCTGCTGTGTGCTCTAAAACTTCTTTGCCGAAAGAGCGCTCTACAGGCTCCTCAGATGAGATGGCAATACGTGCAGTACGCTTATCTTCATCCACGGGAGACATATCGAGCTCCATAGCCCGGTGCTCTACTACAATCTCTTCAGCGCGATCTGCCGGCTCGCTGATCTTAGTCAGCGTTGAGAATCGGTGCGCGACCTTAGTGTCGGTTGCGTCACCGTCTCGGTACAGAGTGATCAATGCCGCCGGGTCGTCTTCAGTACCGTTGATAGTCACATCGGCACCCGGTACATCAATCTTGCCGTCACGCTCAATGCGATCAATCTTGCCATTAGCCCGTCCGCCAGATGAGTCCCACGAAACGAAATCGCCTACGCTCAATGCGTCAGGTGCAGCTCGCTCCGCTTTCTCTTCTTCCGGCTCTGGAACACCGTTGGCTTCGATCTCATCGACAATCTCATTGATGTCTTTTTCATCTTCGTCCATATGCAGTTCCTCTTGACGCTCATCTGCAGCGTCCATCGACTTAACAATCTTGTTGGCCCATGACTGACCAGCATCGCCGCCCCACAAGGCCCATGCGATACGACCAGCGCTAGGATATCCATCTTCCCCAGGTGAAAACCCTTCAGCCTGCTTGTCCACTTCATGGCGCGCAAAGAATGATCTCATCCGCTTTACGGTGTCGAATGAAAGCTCTTTGCCATTACTGATGTCCCGGGCACGGGCTACGCCCACCTCAGTGCCACCGCGCCCATGCTCTTTGCGCCACTCGAGGCCGCGCCTGGCTTCGGACACCATGCCCTCAGACGGCTTAGTATTGATTTCTTTACCCTTGTACTTCGCCATCTTCATCACCTACAACGTCAGGAAGAATGCCTACCTGCGTTGCGCCATAAGGCTCTAATGCAAACTTAATATTGAATTGTTCTGCGAGCGCCTTGTCTCGCTGTATCTGACCGAACAACTCTTCTACGTCCTTGCCGTACTGCGCCGCTACATCCTGAATAGACAGAATGCCAGCCTTCATACCCAGTACTGCTGCGTTCATTTCCTTCTGCGGGTCGACCCACGACCATGCCTTAGCCCGGAATGAGGCCGCATCGTAAAAACGATCATATTGTGCGAGCGGGATGCCAAAGCTGTTAACTTCCATCGCTGATCCGAGCCAGTACCCAAAGATATTCATCACAAAGTGATCTAGGAAAAACTGTTGCACGTTTTTGTAGTAGTCACGCTCTTCTAGCGCGCCCTGTCGGATTGACGAATAACTCGTTGCCTCTAGGTCGTTGGACAAAGACGTATAACTGATGCCCAAGCCACTCGCGATGCCCTTCAGCACCGCTTTATGAAATGCGTCAAACTCGTTAGATGGGTACTGCGGGTCAAATGCCGTGAAGTCGACTCCGTTAGGAAGCTGATGGAAGGTTCCTGGCTCCGCATCCATGATAGGTACAGCGCCATCAAGATCGTCAGCAACAAACCCATCGCCCGCCGGAGACGTGAAGAAGCCCATCTTGCTAGCGCCGATACGCGCATTAATGACTGCGGCCTCTCTCAGCGCACCTAGCTGCTTTAAACCTGACATCACTGGTGACATCCACGGCTCGCCGCGAGTCTGCCCAGCACGCAGAGGCATGAACAGGTGGCACATTTGCTCCGCCGGCACTCGAACGTGCTTCATCGGCTTAGTTGCGGTCGTGTAGTCGTAGTCACCGGGATGATACGTCAGCACATGGTACGCAACAGGCTTTTTGAACTTGTTCAGCTCAATGCCCATTCGTATTTCATTGCCGTTAGACAGACGCTCATTCTTTTGCTCGTCGATCTGATCGGGCTCAAGGAACTCTAGTGCGAAGCTGTCGTGGAACTCTGATCCCCGGTGCTTGACGATGAAGACCTCTCCGTCCCGGCACAGGCTTTCAATCGCGAGCTTCTGTACGTCAAGCCATGAATGCTTGCCATCTACAGTGCAATTTCCACGTCGACCCCACTTTTTGAACGCCATTTCGACAGATTCATTGCCCGTCAGGTCTAATTTGCCGTCTCCGCCGGTCGCTTTGACCTGCAACGTATAGCCGCGGTCACCGACGACATTGCTCTTAACTAGGTTCAAATATCGCTTGGCATACTCGTTATTTCGGCTCAAATCACGCGATCTAGAGCGTAAAACCTTGATAACAGGGCGCAATTCACTGTCTGCGCTCCGTTCTGAGTCCATAAAATCGTTTAAAAGGCGCCCTTTGTTCGCTGCTGCGTAGGAACGCTTAAAAACCTTTGGCTTTTCGACCTTTTCCTTCTTCCCAAAGTCAAAAATACCCATTTAGAACCTCACTTTGACTGTTGAGGCACCCGAGCGTCCGTTTTTAGCGTCCAGAAGGCGTTTTTCTCGCAAAACTTCGGATCGATAGTAGTTTTTTGCGTCTACAAGCTCTTGAAACCCCATTTTGGTCAGTGAGCGACCCGCGATGGAGTAAGAGGACACGTCCGAGTCGGCTTTTCCTTCTAATAGAGACTGAATCTTGCTTAACATGACCTCATTGTGAGATCTGACATCGGTGCCAGAGACATCGAGGTCTGCAATAACCTCAATTTCACCTCTAGATAGGACAATCCGCTCTGAATCTGA